TATTATTCAATTATTTGGGAGCCTAATGCTAAACCCGACATTAATGGCTCAAACCGATAAATATAATATAGTGCCAGAAGACTTTGGTACTAGTTTTGAAAAGTATATATTTGCTTCAATCTATAATCTATATATAAACGGCGCCGAAACCATATCTCCTCAAGATATAGATGCTTACTTAAGCGACAAACCTAACTGTTATGCTATTTTTGAAAAAGAAAAAGGCATAGCGTTTTTGCAAGACGCTTTGGATTTAGCTCAAGTCGATAACTTTGATTATTACTATAATAAGTTTAAGAAGTTAAAACTCATACAAGATTTAAAGTTAATGGGATATCCAACTAACACTATTTATTGTGAGAATATGTTATTGGATAGTGCGCAAGCCATTAACGAAAAGTTCGAAGAATTAAGTATTAAAGATATAATAGATCACTTTACAGGAAAACTTTCTGTATTAGAAGAAAAGTATAAGGTTAGCCAAGAAAGCAAATCTTATTCTATTGCAGATGGAATTAGTGATTTAATTGAAAACCTAAACACAACCCCTGATGTCGGTAGTCCATTACAAGGAAATATCTTTAATACAGTTGTTCGTGGCGCCCGTAAGAGTAAATACTACGTTCGTTCAATGGGAACTGGCGTTGGTAAGACAAGAAATATGATAGGTGATGTTTGCTATTTATCTTTCCCTTATGTCTACAATTGCGCTAAGGGTGAGTGGGAAGTCACCGGTATGAGTGAAAAGTGTCTGTACTTTGCAACAGAGCAGGAACTGGAAGAAATTCAGACTATGGTTTTGGCTTATGTAGCAGATTTGGACGAAGACATTATACTTCAAGGAAATTATAGTGATGAAATAAAGACTAGACTGAAAATTGCGGCAGAGGTTATAAAAAAATATAAGGATAATCTTATAGTAGTTCATATGCCCGACCCTACAATAGAACAGATTAGAGCTAAAGTAAAATATCATTATTTTAAAGATGGTATTGAAAATCTTTTTTATGACTATATCTTTTCTGGTCCTGGACTTTTGAATGAGTACAGAGATTTGAAAATAAGAGAAGATGTTATTTTAAATATCTTATCAACGGCTTTGAAGAACCTTGCCGTTGAACTCAAAATTTTTGTTATGACAGCTACTCAGTTAAATGATGTTAGTTCTGAAGCAGGTAGAAAAAAGGAGATTAAGGATCAGTCTTTAATTAGAGGTTCTAAAGCAATTCTGGATAAAGCTGATGTCGGAGCAATAGGCGCGACCATATCACAAGATGAATTAGAAATTCTGGCTCCTTTAATAGAGAAATATAAGATTACTCCGAACCAAGTATTGGATGTATGTAAGAATCGTGGTAGTAAATATGTTAAGGTTAGAATTTGGAGTTACGTCGATTTGGGAACCTTAAAGAAAAGGGATTTGTTTATAACCAATGCTCGATATGAAGAAGTTCCCGACTTCACTGTCATAAACTATAAGTTTGAATATAATAATGCAGCTCAATATGAGCCAGAAGCTAGAATGTATACCAAGAAACTTCTAGAACAGACTAATAATGTTAAGTTGACAGACGACGGAGAAGTTATTGAACCGCAAAGTATAGATTGGAGTGTGTTATTTTGATTAATGAAGAAAGACGTATTTTCTTTGAAAACTTTAAGAATAGTTTAACGGAAGAAGATGTAATAAGTTTCTTACAAACACTTGGCGTCAATAACTATGAAAACAAAAATGACTATTTAATTTTCCCGACCATTTGTCATAATGCAGATGTTGAAACGGCTAGCTTAAAATTATACTACTACAAATCAAATAAACTATTTCATTGTTATACAGACTGCGGCGAGAGTTTTGATATATTTGGACTGATAAAAAGATATTGTGATACAAGACAGATGTCTCAGCAACAGTATAAAGAAACTATTAAAACTCTGTTAGCTAAAAAGCCTTTAATAAAAGGAAGTAGTTTTGATGAACTGGGATATGTTCCTTTATCAGAAAAGTTTAAGAAGAAAGAACCTTTAAAACTGAAAACCTTCCCTGACGCTGCTCTTTCTCCATTTATTAAATATTACACATACGAATGGTTGAACGAAGGTATCACGCCAGAAAGTATGGATAAATTTAATATTTTATATTCCATTTCTCAAAATAAAATTATCATTCCTCATTATGATGAAAACAATGAATTAATAGGAATTAGAGGTCGCGCCCTAAATCCAGAGGATATAGAAAAAGGCAAGTATCGTCCAGTAACTATTCAAGGAATTACTTATGCACATCCACTATCCCTCAATCTATATGGACTTAATATTAATAAAAACAATATTAATAAAAGACATTGCGCCATTGTCTTTGAGGGAGAAAAAAGTGTGTTGTTAATGGATAAATATTATCCACAAAATATAGCAGTAGCATCTTGTGGAAGTAATTTTCATAAGGCACAATTAAAGTTACTATTAAATAAAAATGTATCAGAAATAATAATAGCTTATGATAAGGAAAATATAACCACTAAAGATAATGAGTTGTATTTTAATAAACTATACAATATGTGTGATAAGTATAAGCACTATTGTAATTTTAGTTTTATCTTTGATAGAGAAGGGTTATTATCAGACAAAGACTCTCCAATAGATAAAGGTCAAGACGTTTTTGAATACTTACTTTCAAAGAGAGTTAGAATATAAATTATAGGAGAGATTAAATGCAATATAAGGTCAAATCGTTAATTAAGCAAGATTATTTAAATACAATACTAAAAGAAAGGGGAATTGAAGACCCCGAAAGATATGCCAACCCTTTAATGAGCGACATCGAGCCACCTCTTAATTTAGATAATATTGAGAGAGGATATAAGCTATTAGAAAAACACATTCATAATCATTCTAAGATTGCTCTTATTGTAGATTGTGACTGCGATGGCTATACTAGCGCCGCCATTATATATAATTTTTTAAAAAGCTATTATGAAATTGATATAGATTATTATATTCACGAAGGCAAGCAACACGGCTTAGAGGATCAAATAGATAACTTAATAAATAAAAATTATGGATTGATTATCGTACCCGATGCTGGTAGCAATGATTTTGAGCAGCAAAAGGCTCTCAACGATGCCGGCGCCGATATATTAATACTCGACCACCACTTGGTTGATGATATAGATGAAGATTACTATTTCAATAACGAGCATACTGTTATCATTAATAATCAGTTGTCTAAGAATTATACCAATAAGGCTCTTTCTGGAGCAGGGGTTACCTGGCAGTTCTGTAAGTATTATGAGGAAATGATTACAGATTGGGCATCTGAAGACTTCAATCCACCCATAGTCAATACACTTATGGATTTGGCGGCGGTCGGTATTATAGGCGACTGTATGGATATGAGAGAGATTGAGAATAGAGCTTTCTCTTATTATGGATTGCATATTATCTACAATGCCTTTCTAAAAGCTATCGTTAGTAAACAATCCTTTTCCCTAAAACGTTCTAATAACATCTCTCCCACTGGAGTAAGTTTCTTTATTGCTCCATTAATAAACTCTATCGTTAGAGTTGGAACTCCAAATGAAAAAGAGAGAATGTTTGGAGCCTTTATAGACGGCGATAAAGTAGTTCCTAGCACCAAGCGTGGAGCAAAAGGTGAAACAGAACGTTTAGCAGATCAAATGGCGCGTGAAGGAACTAACGCGAAAAATAGACAAGATACTTCCGTTACCAGAGCTATGGATAGTATTGATATGTTTTTGCAAGGTACGGGAGAAATAGATAATACTGTAATTATTGCAATATTAGATGATACTTTTAGTTTTCCCACTACCTTAAACGGCTTAGTTGCTATGAAGCTGGCTGATAAGTACAAAAAGCCAGTGCTGATAGTTAGAAAGAACGACGAAGGCTTTCTTCGTGGTAGTGCGCGCAATGACGGAAAGGGAGAATTTAAAAATTTACGTTCTTTCTTAATTGAAAGTGGCTACTTTGAATATGCACAAGGTCACGAAAATGCTTTTGGCGTAAGTATTCCCGATAAAAATGTTGGTAAGTTCCTTAACTATGCAAATGAAAAACTAAAAGATGTTAATTTTTCAGATAATTTCTATGAGGTAGAATATGCTGCTCCTAGTACAGATGAAACTATTAGTGATTTTATATTTGATGTATATAAAGATGACCGAATTTGGGGTCAGAAAAATGACGCACCTTTAATAGCCGTCACTGGTCTATCTCTCAACCAAAGTGATATTCAAGTGTGCGGCGCCCGTTCAGATACACTCCGTTTTAAAGTAAATGGTATTACTTATATTAAGTTCTTTGCATCTCAAGACATTGAAAAGCTAAGACAAGCAGGAGACGAGTTTATTATTACTATCATAGGGGAAGGAGCAATTAACGAATGGAATGGAACAACAAGTCCACAAGTTATAATAAAAGACTACGAAATTGGTGGTACAATATTTGATTTCTAAGAGTAGGCTATAAGTCTACTCTTGACTTTTTTTAAAAAATATGATATAATATTAATATAAGGAAAAAGGAGGCGATGATATTGACACCCGAATTTTTCGTAGATTGTCATAATCATACCGAGCACAGTAATTATCGTCTAAGGGATTGTATTAATAAGGTTGATAATCTTATAGATTATGCAATTGAACTTGGACATAACGGAGTAGCCATTACAGACCACGAGACTATTGGCGGTTTCCTAATGGCGCAGAAACATTATCAGAAAAGACTAAAGAACGCCGCGACAGGTGAAGAAAAAGAACGTATTAAGAATTTTAAGCTGATACTTGGAAACGAAATTTATTTATGTCGTAACGGACTATGTAAAGAGAACTTCATCAAGGGCGAAGATAAGTATTATCACTTTATTCTATTAGCTAAAGATGAAATAGGAAATAAGCAGTTGCGTCAGTTATCAACTCGTGCTTGGAACAATAGTTTTGAAACGGCACGAATGACAAGAGTTCCAACTTATTATAGTGACTTAAAAGAAATAATCGGTGCGAACCCTGGTCACGTAATCGCTTCGAGTGCTTGTCTTGGCTCGTGGATAGACGGCTGGATATTAAAACATAGAGCAGAAATAACAAATGACCCAGAGTGGAGCGGTGAATTTTGGAATGAATTGTATTCTTGGATAGAAAATATTCAGTCCATATTCGGAAAGGAAAATTTCTTTTTAGAGCTTCAACCGTCAAAGACAAGTGAAGAACAGCAGTTTGTTAATAAGGTGTTAGTACACTTAGGTACATTTAAGATGTATATACCTTATATAATAACTACCGACTCACATTATCTTAAAAAGGAAGAGCGCCCCATACACGAAGCATTTCTCAAATCGCAAGACGGCGAAAGAGAAGTAATGGATTTCTACGCGAGTACTTATCTTATGAGTACAGAAGAAATTCACGAATATATGGATAGCAATATCGGCGCCGAAGCGGTAAGTCGTGGACTTGCAAACACAAAAATTATATATGATATGTGTGAAAACTATGATTTAACAAAGCCTTTGCACATACCTTATGTTCCGTCAGACACGAGAGAGCCTGATATGGAACTTATAGATAAGTACAGCGATATAAAGCTATTAAAGCAGTTTGCCACATCGCAGTACGATAGTGATAGACACCTTGCTCGTAGAATAGTTGAAGCAATTGAGAAAGACCCGATTGAGCGCGCGAACGAAGAGATGTATAAAGCAATTGATGTATGTCTTAATTCGTTGTGGGTATCTTCGGAAAAGATGAACACTCGGTGGTCAGGTTATCTTCTTCAGACGAGTGAATTAGTAAAAATAGCTTGGAATGAGGGTGACACACTGGTTGGCGCGGGAAGAGGTTCTGGTGTAGGTTTTGTTCTTCTTTACTTGCTTGACATCACGCAGATTAACCCGTTAAGAGAAAGAACATCAACATTCCCCTGGAGATTTTTGAACCCTGAGCGTGCATCTGTATTGGATATTGATATAGATATTCAAGGAAATAAGCGCCAGTCGGTGTTGAAGGCATTAGGCGAAAAGTATAATGCTTCTCGCAAAAGTTCTGACGATACAGAGGATTGGAACGATATCCGTATTAGTAAAGTTCAAACTCTTAAAACCGAGGCTAGTAAGAGTGCAATACTTACAGCTTGCAGAGGATTAGGAATTGATATAGATGAAGCTAGTTACTTGGCTTCTTTTATAAAAGCTGAACGTGGTATTGCCAGAACTCTTAGTCAGACCTTTTATGGTGATGAAGAAAATGGTATAGAACCCGACAGAACTTTTGTTAAACTTATGACAGAAGATTATCCTAAAGTATGGGAAGTTGCTCAGCGAATTGAAGGATTAGTTAATGGAGTAGGCTCTCATGCAGGTGGAGTAATATTGGTAGAAGAGCCGTTTAGTGAGTATTCTGCACTTATGAGAACAGTTCTTAGTGATATTATTAATTCAGATTCAAGAT